TGCCATGTTCTGTGCATCTTTTGTCAGTCTATCGTATTCAAGGATTGCTCTAGCAAACAATACAGGAAAGTCAGCCGTGCCATTTGCTTCAACCAACCCCTCTGCCTTACCACTCATGTGCAAATAAATGTTGTGTATTTCTTCGTCAGTCATTCTTGTCCCCCATAGGTCTATTAAACATTGCCAGTCCTAATTGCCCAAGCATAACTGCCTTTAACTCTTCTCTTTCTTCTTCTGGATAATCAAGAGCAACCTCTTCCATAATCTTTAAAATTTCTTGAACTACTTGCACTGCGGGTATTGGTTTTTCATTCATTCTTGTCCCCTTGAGAGCACTTCTGCTGATTTAAGCCCACCCGTTTCACCATCGAATATTGCTTTTACGTTGTGATAAGGGTTTTGTAAAAGATCTCCAGATTGTTGATCCAATACAAAATATCTAACCATATCTGGTTTAGGTTCTGGTTTTATTCTGTATTGATATTCTGCAACCCATGAGGGAGAATTAGTATCTAACCATATATCATCCAAATCATCTCTAATTTGAATTTGAGCACCATCTGCCCATGCCTTGATTAATTCTGCGTGTTTATGTTTCATTCTTGTCCCCTTTCTCTAATAGCATTAGCAATTCCATATTCATTTTTATATCGTCCAACTTCTTCTGCCAACTTTGCACATTCCTCACGTTCTTTTTCTGCTATTAGTTTGGCAAAGGTTTTGAGGTAAGGCGTTAGTTCGTGGTCTTCTTGACTCGATGGGCTATACGCTTCATCTTCCCTAACAAAAAATCCAGCCTGTCTAGCCAATTCAATAGTTTCATCTTGTGTCATTTTTGGCCCCTTTAAGATCTTTGCCAACAACTTTAACTCCAAAACATAAAAGAAAGGCAAACCAATAATGTTCATTCGATACAAGAAAAACAATAGCGACAATCAATGCTAAATTTACAATTAATTGGAACCAATATTCATTCATTCTTGTCCCCTTGCACGAATAGCTTCAGCACAAATCTCTGCAGCATGTTGTTCTACATGCGCCCAATCAAAATCTATGTATTCATTTTCACAAATCTTTGCACATTCCTCACGCTCATCTTCAATTAAGGCATCAACTATTGTGCGTACCATGCCTTCGCTAAAATGTTCCAAAAGTATTTGAACCGCTGTATCTTTAATCATTCTTGTCCCCTTGTGTTAATTAAACATTTCTTTAGGAGGCGCACCACTCATAGTTTGTTTTTGTACGTGTTCGTGAGCAATCGCAATTAATTCAGTAGCTAACATATGGGTAGCGTTCGCCGAAGCAATCGCAATTTCTCCACCTTCTCCATCACCGAAAATAACCACGGCACTCAGGGCACTATCTTTACCATAACACGCTAGTAGTTTGAGAAGTAAAAATTGTAAGTGTTGTTTTTCATCTTCACCCAAGTCACCAACAATCTTGTCCACGATATCTTTAAATTTGTTATTTGATTCCATCTAAAACCTCCTGTAAAAAATATAATCCATGTTCATTAATCACCAACGGGATTCCCCCCGTCTGTTGAATTCTGTGTAAGTTATCGTACTGCAATGTGGTTGGTTTGTTTTCCCCCGCCTTTGCTTCAATACCTATAAACCTACCCTTGTAACACACAAGAAAATCAGGCGTGCCCGAGTTACCATATCCGCTACCAATTGGCATAGAGTAGTACGCCTTGTACTCATCAAGGATCTTTCTGATAGCCTTTTTAACTTTGGCTTCAGGCGTCATCGCCATTAGTAATTCACCTCATTAAGTTTTTCAATGTAGTGAAATGCTTTGTTTATGTCTTCGTCTGTTGCACCTTTGCGCCCCGCACGCATAGAGTATTTAATAATATTACCCTTCAAAAACCCAATGAACTCGGCACGAGTAAGGACGTTTTCCATTACTGTCCAAGGTTGCACAGGCATCTCTTTGTAATGAGTGCCTCCAATTTGAAAATCATCTGCTTTCTTTTCCATCGTCTCTCTCCTTTGTTAAACCTAATTGAATAGCTTCCTGTCGCAACTGGCGGTTCAAATAGTTTCTCAACCACTCAATACCGCCCAACGCTTGGAACATATCTCTTTGTTCTTTACTCATGCGAAAACCCACATTAACTCCGTTTGTAAATTCACTCTTCGGTCTTGGCATAGCACGTTTCCTCCATAAACTAATTTTCATACTTCTCTTGTTTCAGTCATCATGACCACCAAAAAGAACAAGCATAAAACAAAATACTGCCGTTATCCATATTGCACCTACGCTCAGTACACCTATTAACAAAAGAAAATCTAATATTTCATTCATACATTCTCTCCTTTATAAAAAATGGTGAGGGGGAAAGATAGATTCCACGCCCCCTCTGTTCGTGGTACCAGGAGGTTCAGTACGCCCATAAACTTTTAACATCGGGGAAGCGTACTGACTTAGTCTAAGTAGTGCCACATCTATCAGGCTCTTCTACCTATTAGCAACTATGAATACCCCGATGCAAATCTCATTTTCTATTATCGCATTTAAGTTGGTACAGAAGAATTCTAAGCCAAAACTGATCAGGCGAGTTATAGTTTGTGTTCGGATTGTATCGGCAACCGATACGTATACCTGTGCTTGTTGTAATCAAAATGGAGCTTCCTCATGGTTAGCAGGATTAAAGGGAACAGGTTTGTTCCCCACGGGAATAAGTTTCTCAGGAAATGGAGGGGACAACATCAGAATGAGAACTTGTTAAGTATAGCGTCAACTGCTTTCTTGGTGTCTTGACGAACCGCTTCGTTCTTACGCAACTCGTTGGCATCTGTGTGAAGCAATGCAGACTCAAGCGCACGTCGTGCATCCTCAAGATCTTTGTCACCCGTCACATTAAGAGCCTTGGTCAAGTCGCACAACTCAAGCGCACCATCCACAAGTGAGTCATGGAAACGTCTTTGCTTGGCTTCCCCCGCAACATAGTCGGTTGTCAAGCGATCAGACATGCGCTTCATATGCTCACCTATCCTACGCTTGATGTCCGCCATCGCATTGTCTACACGCTCTTGTGCCACGCGCTCCAGTTGTTCTTGTAGGTACTTCTGTGCATCATTGCCCACATCAACCCTGAAGTCACCGCTTGATGGCATAGGCATATAGTTAACCCTGAATGCGAACTTGGTCATGATCTCATTGGCGGTTGGATAGTCATCACGCTTGAACATATCCCCGAGTGCCATAGCTTGAGCCGTAATGAGCGTAGGATATATGTATACAAAGTCTTGCACAAGTTTAGTGAAGTCAGTCTCAAAGTCCGACATCTTCTCACAGAACTTAGCAAAGTTAACAGTCGGTAACATACGCAGACCTGAGTCACTCCACGGCAACGTGTTGTCATAAACAAACTGGCGAATCTTACCAACGAACTGCACAATGTCAGCCAACTCATCACGACCCGCCAACAGGTTCTTATTCACACGAGCGGAATCTTTAGCTCCCGCATTCTTATTGGACACAACCTCATCGGTCACACCCCTGTCTAATTTCCTTGCAGTCCACACACTTGCGTTGAACTCTACTAACATTGCACATGTATCTAAGTTATATCTTGTTGTCATATCTTGCTCTCCTTTATTTTTGCTAATCTAATTCGGTTGATAACTTCATTGTGATGGCTTTGCAGTTTACGATTGGCAGTCCGCGTACACAGCGCGCCGTACTGTTCCCACAGCACACGATAATCCCACGCGTTCAACAGTCTGTTAAACCTCGACTCGGACAGGAGCATGCCACTAACGTCTTTTAATTTGAAATGTTCATACCTGTTCGCTACCCAAAACTTTATGCCTGACGCTTCATGTATGAGGTGATACTCATCCATTATCCAAGGGCTAGTCTCTAGCATCTCGCTTATCTCACGCCCTAACTCGGACATGAATCTCTTACAGATACTTATTGGTATAAGTCGCATCATGATTGAATCCTCACTACCTTGCCATGCTGTGGTACAAACTCGGTATTGTCCACGATACCCCACAATGAGGGACATGGGGTTGGCGGGTCTTCACAGAACAAATACCCATCAGACAACCATAAGAGCGCATTGGTATTGATCTTGTTCTCTGCAATGTACTCA